GTCCAGCAGCGCCACCCGTTCAGCGCAATTTGTGCGCGGCATCATGTCGAGCAGGCCGGCGACGATATCGCTCCAGCCGTAACCGGGCGCCATGCAGTGGTTATCGGCATCGATGCGGGCGATCACGTCAAGCGCCGCCTGTAGCGCCACCCGGACGCGCTCGTTATCCGTGTGCGCGGCGAAAGCCAACGCGACAACGGCGGACGGTGTGGTGCGGCCAAAGCCTGTGTCATAAGCGCGGCTGTTAAAGTTGTCGGGGTAAGACATCGAACGCCTCCATCTAGTTGACGCCCAAACGTTGCCACCCACGCAACGCCACGTCAACTATAAAAATGCCAGCCCGGCAAAATTTTTCCTTGACGGCACCGGAACCGCGCGGCACGGTGGCGTCCATGAACCTCCTTGAATATCTCCAGACGAACGGCATCACATACCGCGAGTTCGCTGCGTTGATCGGCCGCGACCAGGCCGAAATCTGGCGATGGGCGAATGGGCGCAGGGTTCCGCCGTTGCTTGTCGCCAATCAGATTGAGCGGGTGACGGACGGTAAGGTGACGCCTCGCAGCTTTGTGGAGTCTGGAACGTGATCGATCATCTCCAAATCGGCGGCTGCGCGGGCAGTTCTGACGAGATGGCCGCCACCAGCGCGGGCAGCGGTTCGTCCGCGCCTGCTGGTGGGGAATTGGGCGCGGGCGGGCATCTCCCCCCGGTTGGACCTGCGGCGGGGGGCAGACCCGTGACCCATCCCCCGCACGCTGCGCTAGACGCCGGCACAATCCGCCGATGGGCCGCTGAAGGTGTGTCTCAGCGCAAGATGGCGCAACGGTTGAACCTGTCCCAATTTACAGTGGCCAATTTTATGTCGGCGCACGGTATAGAAACGCTGATACGCAAGCCTCGTAGCGGCGAAATGGAACGCGCGTCTGCGGTGCTGGTGGAACATTTCGCCACGCATCCCGATCTTAAGGCCGTGCTGGCACTTTACCGGCAGGCCCGGGGCAACGACGGAACAACCATGAAGGGCATGCGTGCCCACGCTCGCAAGCTGCGCATCGTGCGGGCGGACGATAGCGTGTGGACCGGCGCCAAGCGTGGCGCGGCGACCGTCAAGGCCATGCACGAAGCGGCGGCTGCGGAACTGGCGCCGATGCTTCAGGCGTCGTTAAACGAGACGTATTCGCTGCCTGTCAGCGCCAAGCTACTCGGCATCAGCGCCAAGCGGGCGCGCAGGCTGGCACGGCTGGGGATGGTGACGGTTCCGCCCCGGCCGAAGGTGGCCAAGGCGCCAAAACCCAAGCCACCGCCGGCACCACGCAAGCCCAACAAGCTGCCGGCGACGTGGGTGCGCGACAACAGCCCGCGCGCGCCCAAACCCCGTTACGAGAGCGTCGAGGCGTTCCTTGCGGCAGGCGGGCGCATCCAGGTTTGCCCGGCGGCAGCAGCGGCAGTCACGACGGCCACGCTGGACGAGGGGCGCGACGTGATCCGGCGATATCACGAAGCAGCCGGGGAGACGGGCAACTGGAAAGACCGCGCGAAGAAGAAGATTGGGCGGCTGCATTTTGGGGCAGGGGCGTGAATAACGTTCATGACCTGACAGGGCAGCGTTTTGGGTGGTTGCGTGTATTGCAGCGCGTCGGCAGTGATCCGAATTACCGCGCAACGTGGCTTTGTGTTTGCCGGTGTGGAACGGAGAAAACGGTTGTTTCTAAACTTCTTGTTCAAGAGACAATTACAAGTTGTGGGTGCAAAAGATTGCTTAGGTATGCATCACAGCGGGGTGATGCTGAATATTGGGATTTTATCCATACAGCCGAAGAACTTCCCGATTATCAGGAGGAACAAATAAAGTCATGACCGAAGACGAAGCCAAACAGGCCACCTACGCCGCCACCCGCCGCACCGTCACGCGCCCGGTTCGCGTGATCGGCCAGCCCATCATGGATAGCCCGCCGCGCATTGTTTACCGCGTCGATATGGAGGCGGAGATACGGGCGCAGATGGCGCAGGCGGGGTTTGAGTTTGCGGACGAGCCGCCGGGGAAGGGGAATTTCTGGTGATGCGCCCGGAAGATCGCCTCCAATACCGCTGCCGCATGTTCCTAGACAGCCACATGCTGCCGCCGTGCTGGTGGTCCAGCGTGGGCCATGAGCGCAAGCAGACGTTGCGACAGGGCCAGATGCAGAAAGCGCGAGGCATCCGGCGCGGTCTTCCGGACGTTATGATTTGGGCGCCGGGTTACTTCCTTGGCGTGGAACTCAAATCGGGCAAGAACACCACCACGGATGCGCAGGACGGATTTGCGCAGGCCATGGCGCGGAACCAGTTTGGCTACGAGGTGGTGCGCTCCGTCGAGCAACTCGGCGAGGCCCTACAGCGCCACGGCATCCCGCTGGCGCCTAACTGGCGGCTGGCGGCGATGCACCACGATGCCGCGCTGGACGTGCCCACCAAGGGCCACAACAAGCCGCCGCGCACTCGCACCGCCAAACCCACGGCGCGGGGGCTGAAGACGTTGGCGAGGGCGCGGCAGGCGGGGATTTTTACGTGAGAGTCTTGGACCTGTTCAGCGGCATCGGCGGCTTCTCCCTTGGCCTAGAGCGGGCGGGAATGACGACCGCCGCCTTCTGTGAAGTTGACCCGTTTTGCCGCCGCGTGCTGGCGAAACACTGGCCGAAGGTGCCCTGTTACGATGACGTACGAACCCTCACAGGCGAGCGCCTGGCAGCAGACGGAATTTCCGTGGATGTCATTTGCGGCGGGTTCCCCTGCCAAGACATCAGCGTTGCTGGAAACGGGGCAGGCCTTGTCGGCGAACGGTCGGGCCTATGGCGCGATTACGCCCGACTTATTGGCGAGATACGACCCCGCTTCGTCATCGTGGAGAACGTCGCAGCACTCCTTTTTCGGGGGCTTGGAGACGTTCTCGGAGACCTGGCCACGTTCGGGTATGATGCGGAGTGGCATTGCATCTCAGCTGCCGCCGTTGGTGCCCCTCACAGGCGGGATCGGGTGTGGATCATCGCGTATCAGCGCGTGGCCGACGCCGACCGCCGACAAGGTCTCCACGACCTCCAACTGCACCCCAGCGATGGCGGAGAGGTATTTCAAAAGGGGACGGTTGGGGAGCTTCATCGAGGCAGTCGCGGCGAGGATGTGGCCGACGCCAGCGGCCAGGGACTACCGGTTCCCCAACGCGAAGCCCTACTCGGAACGGGGAGGTGGAACGAAGGGCGTGCAGCTTCCGGAGGCGGCGGGTGGCCCCCTGAACCCTGTGTGGGTCGAGTGGCTCATGGGGTTTCCGCTCGGGTGGACAGACTGCGGGCCATCGGCAACGCCGTCGTCCCGCAAATCCCGGAGTTGATCGGCCGCGCCATCATGAGGGCGGCAGCATGAGCCCCGACTTCATCGAAATGGCCGGCCAAACCATCGGCAACCTCCAAGTCATCGACTACGCGCGGACAGGCAACCACGGCGCGCATTGGGTGGTGATGTGTCTCGACTGCAAATCGCAGCAGATCGAGCGCGGGTGCAATCTGCGGAAGGCGCAGAAGCGGCCGGGGTGGCGGATTGTTTGTAAGGGGTGCGGGAAGTGAGCGATCCTTTCCACATCACCGGCCCCGCTATTATTAGCGTCTCCGGCGGGCGCACCAGCGGATATATGCTGTGGCGCATCCTTCAGGCGCATGGCGGGGCGCTACCGCCAGACGTGCATGCGGTGTTTGCCAATACAGGCCGCGAGATGCCGGCGACGTTGGATTTCGTGCGGGATATGATCGCGGCGTGGAACGTGCCGATTACGTGGTTGGAATATGGGCGCGATGTGGCTGGCCGCGTTGCATTTAAGGTCGTGAGCCACAACAGCGCGAGCCGGGATGGAGAACCGTTTGCGGCGCTCTTGCATGGCAAGCAGTATTTACCGAGCCCGGTGCAAAGGTCATGCACGCAGGAAATGAAAATCCGCACGATTAAGCGGTGGTGCGTGGCGCGCGGCTGGAAGCATTGGCTAAACGTCGTTGGCCTGCGTGCCGACGAAATGCACCGCGTTGAGCGCACGAAAAAGCCGAGCAGAGACCGTTGGACCGTAGCAACGCCGCTTGCGGATGCCGGAGTGAGAACGGGCGAGGTAATGGAGTTTTGGCGCAGTCAATCCTTCGATTTAATGCTTGCGGGCAAGTGGGAAGGCAATTGCGATGGATGTTTTCTAAAGTCTCGCGCTTCAACGATGC